CAGTATGAAGTCTCATCATAAATACACAAGTGCTAATTTTAATTATATTGATAACCTGGATTGGGATATCAAAAAACTAAAAGAGGTTGATAGTCGAATGGATGCAGACGTTCAACAAGATAAACCATTATGTATTTCATTCGATTATAATCGCAATATAAATTGGATGGTCGTAGGACAGCCGGATTATTCATTATCTCGATTAAACGTTATTAAATCTTTCTGGGTTAAATACGAACGAAAATTGCCGGAACTAATTTCTGATTTCTGCAAGTATTATAATAATATGAATACAAAGATTGTATACTATTATTATGACAGTACAGCATTGGGATCTAACTATGCCGTTAATGATAAAGACTTCAAAGCTGTCATAATAGATGTATTTACAAAACATGGTTGGAAAATCATTCCGGTATTTGTTGGAGCTCCAATGAATCACGGAGAAAAACATTTGCTTATAAATGGAGCCTTTTCAGGACAGGAACGTCTCATACCATACATCAATGAAGAAAACAATGAAGATTTATTGCTATCCATACAGACTGCAGGTGTTTATAATGGGAAAAAAGATAAACGCGCTGAGAAGTTAGCGGAAACTGAAGAGGACAAACTTGAATATAGAACTGATGGTAGCGATGCATTCGACACGCTTGTCATCGGATGTCTTAAATTTCCTCAATACAATGTTCCAATGCCTGTTAGCTCTAATTGGTCATAGCCCATCACAACCTATACCATCGTAGTAAATCCTAAAAGGATTTCTCCAAGCCTATCTCCAAAAATACCATCGGGATAGGCTTTTTTATTAACGTTTGTTTGCATATTCCGCCGAAAAGTAGTGCGCTTTTGAGAAACAGAGCGTAGGGCGGCGGGGGGTCCTTTGTGTGTATTCCGCACAATATGCAAAAACGGACCGCGCCGAAACCGTTTCAAATAGCCAATTTTCACATCAAAATTCCAGTACTTCAGTTTTGAATTGAAAATTTGGATTTGAGATTACGGTTTCGGCGATTTTTCCCAAGACCGACAATAACACAAGCGTTGCTTATGTAACTGTTGGCTCGGGGCCTTCCTTCAGTAAATTTATCTGAATATAATTCATCTTCGCTTCATTATATTCAGATAAAATAACTTCAGGAAAATACATTGAGAATATTATTATATTAAATGAGCTTATCATCTCCATTTTTACGCAACGCTTTGTCTACGACAAAACTCACCGCTTCATACATTACGACATCTTCTCATTATAATTCAATACACTTCTCGAAAATACAAAAACAAAATTCAGCTCTGTTCATTTTTCTCATTTAGAGAAACTTTTTTTTTATAAAAGGCTCCATTAGAGAAGAAAGTCTTGATAATGCTTTCTTGTAGTGTCTTTTGTTTCCATATATTTATATGGTAAGTTTGCTGCAAATTCAATTAACGATGAAATACGACATTGATATTGATTCCTACATCGGATATCCCATTTCAAAACAATGGGTAAAATCCAAGTTGGATACTTGCAAGAAAAAACCTTGCAATGTTCGGATTAATAGTTACGGAGGTGACGTTCAACACGCCCTGGACATTCGCCAGCAGTTTGTTGACAATGGAGAAGTAATAGCCTACATCTACGGGATGACGGCAAGCGCGGCAACCATTCTGGCGATGGGTGCTAAGACAATTAAAATGAGTCGTCATGCGCTGATGCTTGTACACAAATGCTCCACCGTTGTGTTTCAATGGGAAATGATGAATGAGGAACAACTTGAATCTTACATCAAAGATCTGACTAAACAGAAGGAGGACAACCAAACGATTGACGGAGTAATTGCCAATATCTATGCAAATAGGTGCAAGAAGAACGTAACGGATATGCTTGATGTGATGAGCAAAGGTGCCTGGCTGAATGCTGAAGAATGCAAACAACTTGGAATTGTTGACGATATTATCGAAGATGACGAAAAGCCCGCCAAACTAACTAACGAGATGAAAGAACATTTCGTGGCTTGCGGACTTCCCATTCCTACGGAAGATGATAGCTCTCCACTAGATGTGCCGAAAAGTCAGGAAGTGATTGAAACGAATACGCTGTTGCAGGCTCTCAGAGCCTTATTCTCTCCTAAAAGGAAAGAAGATGTAAAACCAAATAATGAACAAACAATGATTAAAAACTTTTTGGAAGTCAACAAGATTCTCAATGTTGAAGGTCTTGAAGACAAGGAAAACAAAGTGACACTTGACACTGCACAGCTCCAAGCCATTGAAGACAATGTTAAGGGACTTCTTGCTAAGATTGAGAAGCTCACAACAGACAAGACCGCGTTGGAAACTTCCAATGCTCAGTTAAACACTCAGATCGAAAATCTGAAAAAAGCGCCTGGTGCTGAGACCACAAAAGTGGTGGACAACGCAACAGGAGAAGTATCTGATATCGAAGCAGCCAAAAACTGCCAAGAGTTTGCAAACCAATTCAAAAACATTATCTAAAGATGGCAACCGTTAATATTACAGACACCGAACTGGCTAAGAGCGCCGTTCAGTATCAAAAGGAATTGCTCATGATGCCGGTAATCGGCGCAAAGGAAACTCTTCAGCACATGAGTGGGCGTCCAGGTACACGAGGACGAGTGATTGAGAGCGAAATATCCGGTGACATTGAAATCGGTCCTTACGATCCAAAGCGCACTGACACTTCCGGAGTTAATTTAAAACCAAGAACTCTTGAAACTTTTTTGGGTAGCGTTATTAAAGAATTTGATCCAAACGAAACGTGGAAGTCGGTTTTTGGTGACCTTATTACCCAAGGTGATGCACTGATAAATGTCAGTATGACTAAGAGCGTATTGATGTTTTTGTCTGCTCAATTAGGTAAGAAGTTGAATACAGCTATCTGGAATGCACAACGCAAAGATGACGGTACAAAAACGGTTGATTTATTCAACGGCCTAGACACAATCACGACAACAGAGAAGACGGCCGGCACCATTGCAGCTGCAAACGGAAACATGATTGTCATTGAGGCTATCACGAGCGCAAACGCGGTTGATATTCTCAAGTCTATCTACTTTGCTGCAAGTGATGAATTGCAGGGTGTTGCAACGAAGATGTACATTCCCCGCCACGTGTACAACGACTACACCGAGAACTACAAGAATGTCAGTGGTGCAGTTGCTTACAATACGCAATATGATAAGACCTTTCTAGAGGGTTCAAGCAACATGTGCGAACTTGTTCCTCTTACTTCTAAAAAAGGATCACCTTATATTCATCTTTCGACGCAACAGAACATGCGCTACGGATATGGAAACGGTCTTGCAGAAGAAAAAATCACGGTGGAAAAGTATCATCCGTTCGTGCTTGACTTCGTTGCTACCATGTTTTTCGGTACTCAATTCCGTAGTATTAACAAAGAAATGCTAATGGTTGCCACAATTGACGGAATCAAAGCCCTCTAAAAAACGCAGTAGAGTTAAATACTCTACTGCTTAATTAACCTCTAAAATTAAAAAAAATGAGTTGTACAGATAGCATGCTCTATGAGAGCTTAAAATTTTGCAAAGGGAATCCAGTCCCGGTTGGAATTCGTACCCATGTGTATGCCATTTCCAAGGATGATATCGTTAAGTGGCCTGAATTGCCATCAACGGATAAGGTAGATGCCAAGACACTTGATACATTGGCTCAATATACGGGTGATTTCACACTTTCAGCCGACAAGAAATGGCTGAGAATCGACCTCCTTGACAAAAAAGGAAAACTTGAATGGGAAACAAGCGGAACGAAGCCAAATGTTTTGTTTCTCAACAAAATTACTTTGAATCATCCACTATATAATGCCAGCGCTGCAGCTTTCCAAAGAATGGCTGTTGCCGACGACTTAGTATATCTCGTTCCACAACGTGACGGAAAGTATCGTGTACTTGGATGTGAAGCCTATGAAACAACGACAAAACCGTCAGGTAGCACCGGAGAAGGAATTGAAGGTGAGGCAGGCTCTAATTTCGAAATTGAAGCTCCTGACGTTTGCCCGGCTCCTTTCTATGCCGGTAAAATAGAAACTGAAGCTGGAAATATCAGTGGAGCAACAGATACGTCTATTGTTACCACTCCTTAATTCAGGATAAAATGAACACTTTAGACAATAAGTTCACAAAAGAAATTCAGAATTGGCTCAATACGCCTGTCGATGATAGAGATATCGAGGCAGGTGCCTTGATGCTGCTGAAGTTGAACCACAACCAATTTTTGTATAGAAATATTACTTTACGCGGACGTTCTTTGATGTCTACG